AACTAGTGCGGCCTCCATTTCAGCGGCAGCCGATGCAATAACGCCAGGCGCTAAAAACACATCTGCAACTAGTTTAACTTCTTCAGCAGAAACTACAAATATGACTAATAGTGCGCCAATTAATTCTGTTGTTACTGTTGGTGGAAAAACTGAGAATGATAATTCTATGAATGTCACTAATATTAATCAGATGAGCCCAATGAATGATCCATGGAGACAGCCTTCATATAATACGAATTTTCAATTAGTAGCCGCATAAAAAAAGGGGAAGCATTTTACTGCTTCCCCAAAGTCACAAAGGAGATTACGAAATATTAATCTTCAGCCAACTTCTCAAAATAACTTAAATCTTCATCATCATCAACTGAGTCTGCAACTGTAGTTTTCTTAGCAGGTGCTGTCTCAGATTTAGCTGAAGCTGTTACTGGTACGTTAGGTTTGGTGGAGTAATAATTATCTCCAGCAGAACCATCGTCAAGCCCAAGCACTTTATTCAAACGTGCTTTCAACTCATCATAAGACTTGAAGTTCTTCTCACTCAAGAATTCGGACAAGCTAAACTCTTGCTTCCAGATGCGTTCTAAGTCATCTTCATCGCCAGACAAAGGTGCTGGTGATTCAAACTCAGACTTATCATAGTTCTGATAACCTTCAACTTTACGAATCTTCAACTTGAAGTTCGCACCTTCCCAAAGGTCGAATGGGTTGACAGGAGTTTCATCTTCAAACTCAGGATTCATCAAGTCATTCAACTTGTCGAAAATCTTCTTACCGAATTTGTACAATTTAACTGTTCCGTCATTGTCAGGATTTGCAGGATCCTTAACGATGTAAACGTTTGCGACATACTGCAACTTACGCTTTTGCTTACGTGCAATATCTTTATTTGCGTCAGAGCCAGAGTTCCAAAGAACAGTATTGTGTTCTGAAACTGGATCTTTCTTACCGATAGTAGTCAGAGAGTTTTCAATGTACCATCCACCAGGACCTTGGAATGAATGATTGAAGACTTGAACCCAAGGTACATCTTCGCCTGCGGGTGCGGGAAGAAAACGAATCGTTGCGAATCCATTACCTGCTTTGTCTACTGTTGGTTTCCAGAAGCGAGTATCTTCATAAGATTTTTTTGCTTCTTCTTTGTTGGTGAGTTTGGAAACTGCGTCTGTGAGTTTTTCCAAATCTTTGGTGCGTGACTTTTTCAAATCTGCGAATGATGCTGATGCCATATTAGTATATTCCTTGTATGTTAAGTATTAAATGTATGTTTTGCTTGTCCACGTTTTTCATAATCTACTATATTATATAGCATATTACGTTCTTCATTACTGGCTAACAATGCACAAACCTTTGCTGGTTTACGCACTATTGCCACTAATTCATTACCACTTCTTTGAGTGTTTTTTTCATTCTTGCTGTGTCGTACTTTAAGAAGGGCTGGTATTTTTTGCACAGTTTGCTTACCTCTCTGTAGATTGGATCGTGTACTATTTTATCATAACTCTTAGTAAAATGCAAGAAGGAATTTAAAATAGATAATGTGTCTAAACTAATTTCTTTTCGCAAATACTTTTTAATTATTGGTGGGTGGTCTCCATCTTTAGCTGTGAAGAATGCATTGAGTTCATCTGGCGACATACCAGATAGAAAATCAATTTCACTTTTGAAAACGTAAGTCAGAGACTCTTGTTTTCTTTTCCATTCTTTGTAGCGTTCTTCACACTCTTCAGATAGAAGTTCTCCAACCCAAATCTTTGTGTCATGTAGAAAGTTAGAAACTAAAAATTCTTCTAAGTAAGCGTCTTTACGATTGCCTAGTTTAGCAAAAAAGATTTTGTCTTTACGTTTCAAAAAAGAATCGTATGTGACATTGACTTTCTTGTTGTACTTGAACCAATCGTAACTGTCTTGTGTGAAGTGATTCTTAACTCCCAAATAAACTTTGTATGCGTCTATAGCATCCATTTTCATCAATCAGTCTTCCTCAAATGATAATCTAGCTTTTTGTGCAATCATCTTTAATTTCATAGCCTCACCTTCAATAGCAGATTTCATTCGAGGTGTGATTAAAGATGCCGCAGTTTCAACTTCAAGATTTCTCTCTGAACAAAATTCTAAAACAGCATCAATCATTGTGATTGGGTATTTGTCTTTCTGAATTTTTTTAATCTCTGCTTCAAATTCTTTCTGTGTCAGAATTTTAAGATTCATAGTACCTTACCGATGTGATGCGTCCGTTCTTGAAAGACCCATGTTCATTCTTGATGACGCTAGGTTGTGCAACACGATACCTCAAGTTTGCCAAATCCTTCTCTGTTGCATAGTAAGATGGAGGATATCCATTCTTGCGTTGAAAAGTTTTCATTACAATCTTTTTCATAATATACCTTTAAGTTAATTCAAACGATAAAAAACATGCCCCTCAATTTGAGCAACTCTATGCACTTTGTTAACCCATGCTGGCTTAACATCAATTGCATGAAAGTGTGTAGCACCTTCTAAGAGTTTAATTATATCACTACCTATCGCCTTTGTCAATAGAAGTTTTGCGACTTCATATGATTCTCTCCAACGACTGTTGTTAGCCGGTGGTGTGTTTGCTTGTTTGGTATTGTACCAAGAAAACTGATATGGTTCCGTGACAACATCACGAATGTTTTTTGGATATCGTTTGTCCTTCAATCTGTTTAATGTTACTACGCCCACAGCAATCTTGCCAATAAGTGGTTGATTGCCAGCTTCGTGATAGATGTTCATTGCCATCCAATACAAATCTGCTTTGCTAGAATCTTTTGGTGCTGTTGATGCTTCGGATATTTCTTTTAATGAAGGTAGAGTATTTGCAATTGATTGTGTCGAGAATATCGATACTAAAAATACTAGAGCGGTTAGTAGTGCTTTCATATTTTCCTTTCTATATCATACACTAAAATGTTTAGTGGGTCATTTATTTATCAATTGTACATCTTTTCTGTCAATCTGTCAATGTCAAAACTGCAATCGGTAATCTTCTTTAGTTCCGTATCATTGAATTGTTTCAGGCTTTCTAGTGTCATTCCTTTGCCATTGTTATGGTGTTGATGCCCCATGTTGCGCTGAATATCGTATTGCGGTATTCTATGTTGAATTTGCAATCTTCGTTGTACCATTTCAGGACTAGAAATACAATTCGCATAATGAAAAATCAGCATGTCTTCATTATTGAATGATGGGAAGTGCCTGCCTGCATCATATGTAATATCACCAACATTGTGCAAACTTCTTGCTCTACGTGCCATAAAGTCTGTTTTGTAATGTATGCCGTGTTTCTTCTGTTGCCACAAAGGTAATTGTCTATCTAATGTTCCTTCTGGATCCCAATCAAAGAATGCAATTGAGGGAATCAAATACTGGCTTGCTTTTGCAATACCATGCATATGTTTGTCTACATCACCGACAATAAATTCAGTAACATTTAATGCAATTCTCCATCCACCAAATTGTTTTTCGTATGCCATAACTTCAGCATCAATCGCATGTGCTTGAAATTCTTTGTTAACAGATTTAACAACTATCCAATCTGGACAAATTTCTTTGCAGATTTCTACAGACCTATCAGTAGAATCATAATCGATTAAAATGCCATACTGAAAAATCTTTTTGTGATGTTCAAGCCACCAAGGCAAAAGATATTCTTCATTATAGAAGTGAGTGATGATTGTTTTCATACTGTAGCAAAGTCTAGTTGAATGAATTTATCTTTGAGTTCTGGACGTTTTGATTTAATATTCTGTTTGATTTCAGAAAAGAAATTCCATGCAAGAGGCAACCAAACAATTTCTTCAGTTTTGTTGATTGAATTAATATGGTCAAACGGCACGATAGGAATCTTAGTCCCAGGCGTAAACAAATTGTGTTTTAGAGGATTATCATCCACAATATAATCCAAATGGATATCACCAAAGTTCAGAATTGTATTGCCCTTTGCGGCCGCACCATATCCGACAATCAAATACCCATCTTGTTTGTATTTTGCAATCTCTGCTTTAAGTTTACGAATTGTTGATGTTGCTTTTTCTGAAAATGAATCAACAGCATTTTTATCTTGTCCATGTGTCCAAAGATGCATAGAGTAAACAGCTTCAGATGATATGCTTTCCTCTGG